GTGGTAAAGGTGGGTTATATGGTACAGGGAATCCAGAGACTCAAAAAGCTCATGGAGGAAATGGCGGCTCAGGTGGTGGCGCACCTTATCAACAGGGTGGAACTAATGGAGGAAATGGTGGTACTTATTATTCTTACTTAGGCGGATATGGACAAGGGAGTACGACTAAATGTCCATTCAACGATAAGTTATATGCATCTGGCGGAGAAGGAGGAAATGATAGCGATATAGGTAAAGACGGAATTAATAATACAGGAAACGGAGGAGACGGAGGTCGTGGTGGCAGGAATAGTTTTTCACGCCAAAAATCAACTTACGGAGGGTCTGGAATTATAGTTTTACATTATTTCAAATATAAATAATATGGATAATTATCTATACATACAAAAGGATGCAGTACGTATCTACGTCCCAATGCCGGAAGAACTCGATACCGTTAACTACGAGGTCGGCACAACATGGGAGGATTATGTTGCAGGAAAGTACGTTTTGCTGACAGAAGAACAGATTGCCTTTAAAGAGGCAAACGAAGGTGCATCCGTAGAAGAAGTGTTCAATATGCAATTGACACCCACTCCCGAACCGACACCGGAAGAAAAACTTCAAACTGCAAAAGACTTGAAGCGTCAGGAAGTCTACAACACCGACTACCGGCACTATTACATAGAGGACAACGATGTATATACATACGACCGTTTGTCTCTAAAAGACCAGTGTGCCCGAAAAGATACGGTTGAAGTAAACGGGAATTCGTATAAATCATCTCTGTTATTGGAAGCTCTCAATGAGATGGCAGACTACAATGATATCTGTATAGGTCTATCAGAAAAGTTACTCTCTGATATTGAAGCTGCCAAGACAGTGGAAGATGTAGAATCGATTGAGGTGACGGACTACCCCGATGTAATCCATAGGACAACAGCCGAATTACAGGAAGCTGTAAACTACACGGAAACGCACGATTCCGAGAAGCAGCTATCCCGTATCACCCGTAAATCTGTGTCTGTAATGTCACTGACGGATGATGAAGCGATTGGTGCCAAATACGCACATGCTGAATGGAAAGAATTTATTAACGGGAAGTTGGATACCGGCAACCGGGTAATTAACGATGACTGGTTATGGAAAGTCCGGCAACCGATAAATCCGGTTCTCGAAATATATCCTCCTTCGGTAGATACGGCTGCTCTTTATGAGCGCATGGACGAAAATCACAAAGGCACGGAATACGATCCCAAACTCTATGCGCCAGGCATGACGCTTGAACAGGAAAAGTATTATACGGAAATGGAAGACGGTGTAAGGAAGAAATATTACTGCTTTTA